AAAAGAAAGAGAAGAACGAATCTGTTGATGCTCTTCAAGAGGCTATTACTAACCTTCTTAGAAAGCACTTGCGAGGCTAAGACAATGAACGGTAAGTATAAAAGTTGTACTTAAAAAGTGCAGAAACCGGTTCATTCATAAACTATTATTAAACTTAAAAGAGGACGAACACATGTCATTAAATTCCGATTGGCGAGATTTTCTTACCGAGAGTCTAGATGAAAAGAACATCTTTACCTATATTCAAGGTCTCCAAGAAATAATTTCCAATCTTAAACCTAGAACTATGACCGAAAAGCGCAGATTGCAGATCGCAAAGACTCACCTGCGTGAGGTTAAGAGATTCGCCAGAAGGATGGAAAATGATATGTCCGTTCTCCAAGAGAAACTTAATATTATAGAAGAGTCTAAAGGTGATGAATAATGGCGAAAGCTAACACTCACCTTACCCACCTAGAAGAATTAGTTCTGACCAGAGGCCCAGAGGGCTATAAAATGGCCAGGGCTTTTCTTCTAGAGCTTTTAAAGACTCTCAAGGGTAACACCAAGTCTAAGATTCAAACGTCCGTCAAATGGGACGGAGCGCCTGCTATTTTTGCAGGAACAAATCCTGAAAATGGAAAGTTTTTTGTTGGTACTAAATCTATCTTCAACAAAGTTCCAAAGATCAATTATACAAAAGAAGATATTGTCAAGAATCACGGGCATGCTCCGGGGCTTGTCGACAAGTTGACGAAGGCACTTGAATATTTGCCGGCGCTGAACATTAAAAACATCCTACAGGGTGATTTTATGTTTGATGATGAAATGGTTAACACTGTCGATATCGACGGTGAACCACATTACAAATTTAAGCCAAACACAATCGTCTACGCTGTTCCAGTTAACTCTGAACTCGGAAAGCAAATTGAACAATCTAAGTTTGGAATTGTATTCCACACAACATACGATAGTTTAGACAGTGGTGCTAGCTTTGGTGCAGATGTCTCAGGACTCAGACGAGCCCCTGGTGTCTGGTTTGACGACGCATTTTTCACAGATGATACCGGTATTGTAACACTTACTGATGAAGAAGAGGCGGAAGTACTAAGATTAGTTAAAGCCGCTGATGAAGTAAGCGGCTCTATTGATTATGATGATTTACCATCGGCATTTTTAAACATTTACATCAACAGCGAAATCAAAAAGGGCAACTTCTTAGAAGATGCTGACAAATCATTCCAAGGATTTATTAATTGGTATTCTCAGAGAGTCCAAAAGAAAATTAATAATCTAAAAAGTCAAAAAGGCCGGGAGCGTGCAACCAATAATGCTATGGAAACCATGCAAGCTTTCGACGAAAAAAGAAACGACATTGCCAATATTTTCAGAGTAAGCAGATTGTTGTTTGAAGCAAAAAACATATTTATTCAAAAGTATAATAATGCTGTCTACAATACTAAACACTTTGTCGATGATGGTTCTGGGGACTTAATTGCAAGCAACCCAGAGGGTTATGTAGCCGTTGATCATAGGGGCAACGGCATCAAGTTTGTCGACAGGTTAGAATTCAGTAGAGCTAACTTTGCGGTCGATAAAGGCGATAAATTTACCGGTGATATCAAAGAACAAGAAGATGAATTTGATATAGATGATGAAGATGACGATCCGGTAGTCGACGCTGACTACCCTAAAACAGTAGCCGTTGTTCCAGGTGCGTTTAAGCCACCTCACAAGGGGCATCTAGATATGGTACGAAAGTATGCGGCTGGTGCAGATGAGGTTGTTGTAATCATCTCTAAGCCAACCAAGCAGGGTCGATATTTACCAGATGGAACAGAAATAACTTCTGAAGATTCTCTCAAAATATGGCAAACGCTTGCTGCTGGTTTATCTAATGTTCGAATTGAAGCTTCGAAAGACCATGCTTCACCCGTGACTGCAGCATATGACTTTATTGGCGATAAGGGTCCACTAAATATTGGTGATACAGTCATTTTAGGTGCCAGTACAAAAGATGATGACTGGAAAAGATGGCTCAGTGCCAAACAATATGTTAAAGATGGAGTAAAACTTATAGATCCCGAGAGATCCGCTGTATCTCCTACAACACGACCTAGCGGAGAGCCATATAGCGCAACTGCATTTAGGACCGCTCTTGGTGGTGCCACAGACAATCGTGCTGAGATAGCTGATTTTGTTGGCGAAGAGAATGTAGATACTGTATTAGATATACTTGGCCTCTCAGCAGTCGAAGAAATGTCCGGTGCAGGCGCAGCAGGGGGATATGCAGCCCCTTTGGGATATGGGTCGGTTAGACCCAAGAAAAAAAGAACTAAACAAACTGAATATATTGATTTAAGCTTGATAGATGAAGTTATTGAACTAATTATGAAAAGAGGCATTATAAAATGAACCAAGAAGAGAAAGTTCTCAGAGAGAACATAAGACAAATCATTCGACTTGTCAAACAAAAAAAGAACACTGAAGAAGATACACTTCGTCAGGTTGTACGCGAGTTTATTGACATCGAAATGAGTACACTCACGGAAGGTGGTCCCGATGTTGATCCTACCCCGAACAAGTCGACCGGTATTAACGTTCTCGAAGAACTCCTTAAGAAGATTATACCAGTTATCGAAACAGATTACAAGTCTTTGACAACAAATACTTCTCAAAGAGAGTCGTACCGTTCACACATTATTAATGCTGTAGTAAATTCATTGACGCCTGCAAAGATTAATAACGATGCAGATGGCGAGGATGACGATTTAGAAGAGGAGGTTTCAATCAATGTTGGGGATGATACTGCTGACGATAAGTTTATCGATATTCGCACTGATGCCGAAAAATCAGCAGATGATGAAGAAACGGAAGAGGATCCGAGAGATGCGTTCGGAGCAGATGTCGAAGGTGACGAGACTGGGCGCAATGTGGCGTACCAATCGTTCAAAAAAATAGAAACAAGTATTATTGATTCTTATGAGCTTCTTGGGGATCCCGAAGATCAAGAGTTGTTTTACGATTACTTAATTGCTAATCTTAAGCTTTACTTTGATAAATTCGAAGAAGAACTGGCTGGCTCTATAGAAGAACCTACTAACCAAGCGTACGATAATGCCGCGGCAGAAGCTCCAATGGCTGGATCAGAGCCAACGGGCGCTGACGATGAGTTAGAGTTGGAGTTATAATGTCACTAACGTTAGAAGAATTAGCGTTAATATTAGATGGACCAGCTGGTCTAGATACTACAAAAGACCCAGTGACCGGCGTTCCAATTAAACTAAGTGAACTATTGGCTAAAATCAATGGTGTTGATGAAGAAAAGATATTAAAAGATTTAGCAGGTACCTTACTTGATGATGATGGGGACCGATTAATTCCGGAAGGTGACCCATGTGAGCGAGAGGTTATTATTGTTCCAGAAAAACTCGGTAAAAGGGGCCCTCTCGGGACTCGACCGGTCATAAGGGAAGCAAAAACTGCGGGTGATATTGTTGATGAAGGTCAAATGCCACAACTTAATTTAGCCACTGTAATCGACGCCTATATCAGATTAGTCATCAAAGAAGAACTAGACGGCGGCGGTAGCAGTGGTTCTGATTCGACTACGCCCCCGGCCACAAGTTAATATTTTAAAAATAAAAGAATAAATTTACTTGACAAGTTATCCAAATCTGGTTACAATTAAATTGTGATTGTTTGCTAGCGAATGAAAGCATGACTGATTATAGTATTATAAATAAATTAAAAGATCAAAACAAGTTAAATGATCAGTTAATTACTTGTTTAAATAATCTATCATTAGAAGATGTGATAGCTGTCAAATTGGAACTTTCAACTAATTTATTAAATCATAGATTATATGGTTTTGATATATGGAATAAAATGACTTCCATTACTAAAGAAGCTGTATTAAAGTTCTCACTTTCAGTTACTAAAAACAAAACTGATGCTGCTAGATTTTTAGGTTTAACACAACAGAACTTTAGAAGAGCATGCAAAAATTATAACATTGACAAGGAATAATAATGATTAAGTTTTTAATATTAAGTTTGTTTGGTTGCCCGGCAGT